ATGCTTTTGTTTGTTATGCTGTATTTTTATGGATTACTAAGACAATAAAGGGGTAGTTATGCCAAAAGACGCTTGTTATCATAAAGTTAAATCACGATATAGAGTATTTCCAAGTGCTTATGCAAGTGGAGCTATAGCAAAATGCCGTAAGGTTGGTGCTGCTAACTATGGCAAATCTTCTAAAAAGGCGAAAAAGAAAGCTATGGGTGGTGTAGTTAAAATGAACAAAGGTGGTTTCATAGCAAAAGGTTGTGGACAAGTAGAGGATTCAAGAAGGAAAACAACTAGGATTTTCTAATGGCTGTTCGTAAAACAAAAGCAGGACTTGCATTAAAAAGATGGTTCAAAGAAGATTGGAAAGATGTTCGTACAGGAAAAGCTTGTGGCAGACAAAAAGGAGAGAAGAGAGGAACTCCATATTGTAGACCAAGCAAAAGAGTATCAACTAAAACCCCTAAAACTTCTGGTGAAATGACAAAGGCTGAAAAAGCAAAACGTATATCGCAAAAGAAAAGAATAGGTCAACCAGCAGGTAAACCAAGAAGAGTAGAAGCAGCAAGGAGAAAGAAACGTGGCTAGGAAACCTGATAAACAACCACCAAAAACGAAAAAATACTTTCGTTCTACAAAATCTGGTGCAGGTATGACGAAAGCTGGTGTTGAAAGATACAGACGTGAAAATCCTGGCAGTAAATTAAAAACAGCCGTTACAGGTAAAGTAAAACCAGGAAGTAAGGCTGCTAATAGACGTAAATCATATTGTGCAAGATCATTAGGGCAGTTGAAACGCAGTTCAGCGAAAACAAGAAATGATCCGAACTCAAGAATTAGACAAGCAAGGAGAAGATGGAAATGTTAGGAACTTTATTAGGTCCAATATCAAGTTTAGCAGGTACATGGTTACAAGGTCGTGTAGACAAGGCTAAAGCCGAAACAGACGTAAAAGTTGCAAAAGCTAAAGCCGAAGCGAAAGTTTACGAGACTTCTGCAACATCAGAGATGTTGAATGAACAAGCATTGACGGCTCAAATGGCAGGGTCATGGAAAGACGAATTTTGGACTATTATTTTTGGAGCTATATTATTGGGATCATTTTTGCCTTTTTCGCAGGAGTATGTTAAAGAGGGATTTATATTTTTAGAAACGTCTACTCCGAGTTGGTTCTCAACCTGTTTATATATTTGTATTGGCAGCAGCTTTGGATACAGGTTCGGTAAAACTGGACTACAACTAATGAACACAAAGAAAAAGTAATGGCAGTTAAAAAAATAAAAAAAGTAATTAAAGCTTTAAAGAAAGCATCTAGATCACATGCTTCTCAAGCTAAGACATTAAAAAGTGTAATCAGGAAAAATAGTGGACGGAATAACACTCGCTGAACATTTATTAAAGAACATAAGAGAGAGAAAAGAAAGTTTTTCAATGACTCTCTCTGATGGTGCGATAGATTCTATAGAAGACTATCGGTTCATCGTAGGTCAGATACGTGGCATGACCTATGCTGAAGATGAAATAAAAGCTGCGATGAAAGGACTAGAGCTAGAAGATGGCTAAAAAACTATTCGTGCCAGAGAGGTATGCTAACGCACGTAAAACAGATGCACCAATTCCTGACCCTATTAAAAAAGGTTTTAAAGAAGACGACACTCTTAATTCAAGAGATCCCTCTGAATTAGATGGTTCTGTCATTGATAGATTACCCCAACCTGTAGGATACAGACTTCTCGTAATACCCTATTATCTTGGAGCACAGACAAAAGGTGGAATTTACCTTCCTGATGCGACACGAGATAGAGAAAGTTTCGCTACAGTTGCTGGTTATGTCGTAAAAATAGGTCCTGATGCCTATAAAGACGAAAATAAATTCCCAACAGGTGCTTGGTGTTCTGAGAAAACTTGGGTGCTTATGGGAAGATATGCAGGTAATCGCTTTAAAGTCGAGAATTTAGAGGTAAGATTGATAAATGATGACAATATTATCGCAACAATACTTGACCCCACTGATATTTCTTATGTATAAGGAAGATGGAGAATTAAATGACAGTAGAACAACAAGAAAAAATTGAAGAAAAAACACAAGAAGTTTCTTATGAGATTGAAGAAAATCCTGTTCAAGAAGAAATCCGAACAAATGTTCAGGAAGAAACTTTAGTTGATAATAAAGAACAGACTGATGAGTTAGCTGATTATTCTGACAATGTTAAGAAAAGAATTAATCAATTAACAGCTAAAAGAAAACAAGCTCTTGAAGAGGCTGATGCTGCTGTAAAATATGCACAACAGCAAAAAGCAGAAAATGACAAACTTAAACAACAACTTGATGCTTTAGATAAAGGTTATATTAATGAATACACAAACCGTGTTGAAAGCCAAGAGGATCAAGTCGAAAAATTGTTTAAGGAAGCACATGAAGCAGGTGACGCTAAAAAAATGGCAGAGGCTCAAAAAATCATGGCACGATTGGCTGTTGAAAAAGAAAGAGTCAGAGTTCAAAAAGCTAGATCTGAACAAGCTGCACAACAACCAAAAGAAGAAACTCAACAGCAACCTCAAAAACAACAACCACAAAAAGTAGAAGACTTAGATCCAAAATTACAACGATGGATGAAAGATAATCAATGGTTTGGTTCTGATATGGTTATGACAGGTGCTGCTCAAGGCTTACATCAACAGTTAGTTGGTTCTGAAGGTTTCGATCCCACATCCGAAGATTATTACACAGAAGTAGATAAAAGAATGCGTGATAATTTTCCAAACAAGTTTCAGGATAAACGGTCTAACGTCCAAACCGTTGCTCCTGCTAGTCCATCTGGACAAATCAAATCTGGACGGAAAAAAACTGTGCAATTAACGCCAGGTCAAGTTGCTTTCGCAAACAAGATGAATATACCTCTTGAAAAATATGCAAAGGAAGTAGCTAAAATAGAAAATAGGAGAGCATAATGGCTATTGATCGTCAAAGTCGAGATTCGCAATCTCGTGAAGAAACAAAGCGAAATTTAGATTGGAAGCCACCATCAGCACTTGATGCTCCTGAAGCACCTATAGGTTATAAACATAGGTGGATACGTGAATCCGTTTTGGATTACGATGATAAAAACAATGTTTTCAAAAGAAGACGTGAAGGCTACGAACTCGTTAGGGCAGAAGATTATCCAGACTTTGATGCTCCTGTTGTTGACGAGGGAAAAAACGCTGGGGTTATAGGCACTGGTGGTTTATTACTTGCGAGAGTTCCAGAAGAAATTGTGGAGAAACGTAAGGAATATTTTGAAAAGAAAACACAGACCCAAATGGAAGCTGTGGATCGTGATTGGATGAGAGAAAATAATCCAGTTATGCCAAAATCAAAACCCCAAAGAAACAGTAATGTTTCATTTGGAAAAAACCGTAATTTAAATGAATAGGAGACTATAAAATGGCAAATCAAGATGCTGCCTTTGGAATGCGTCCTGTTGGTAGAATAGGTGGAATGCCTTTTACTGGTGGACAAAGCCGATATAGAATCGCTGCAGATTACGGAACCAGCATTTTTCAAGGTGACATGGTAATGCAAGTCACAGGTGGAGGCGTAGAAGTTCACGCAGATGGTGGTACCGTTCCTATTGTAGGCGTATTCAATGGTTGTTCATATACTGATCCAACCACAAAAGAACAGAAGTTTAGTAATTTTTATCCAGCAAGTACAAATGCTTCTGATATAATTGCGTTTATCATTGATGACCCTATGGTTATTTTTGAAGTTCAATGTAATGCAGCTTTTCCAGTTGCAGATTTACTAGGTAACTTTGATATTGTTTACACTTCAGCAGGTAGTACCACAACAGGTATTTCTGGTGCAGAGTTAAATGTATCTGATGGCAATACAACTGCTACTTTACCTCTTAAAGCAATTGACATTTCGCAAGACCCTGAAAATTCTGATGTTTCATCAGATGCAACCAACGTGCACGTAGTGATCCAAAATCATATTTTTGGTCAAAAAAGTGCAGGTCTAGCGTAGGAGGATAGATAAATGGCAATTTCAAGAGCACAACTCGCTAAAGAGTTAGAACCAGGACTAAACGCATTGTTTGGAATGGAATATGATCGCTATGATGCAGAGCACACAGAGATCTATGATACTGAAACATCTGATAGAGCATTTGAAGAAGAAGTAATGCTTTCAGGTTTTGGTAATGCTCCAACCAAAGCAGAAGGTGCTGGTGTTAATTTCGATTCTGCAAATGAAGTCTATACTGCACGTTATACGCATGAGACTATTGCATTAGCTTTCGCTTTAACTCAAGAAGCAATGGAAGATAACTTGTACGACAGATTAGGTGCAAGATATACAAGAGCATTAGCTCGTTCTATGGCTCACAGTAAACAAGTAAAAGCTGCTGCTACGTTAAACAATGCGTTTGACAGTGGTTTCACTGGAGGAGATGGTAAGGAGCTTTGTGCTACTGATCACCCTCTTGGTGGTGGTGGAACATTTAGAAATGAGCCTTCAACGGCTGCTGATCTAAATGAAACATCATTAGAGAATGCTTTAATAGACATCTCAACTTTTGTTGATGAAAGAAACATGATTATTGCGTTACGTGGAACTAAGTTAATTATTCCACCACAATTGCAATTCATTGCAGATCGTTTATTAGAATCAACTCTAAGACCAGGCACTTCAGATAATGATATCAACGCAACTAAAAACATGGGTATGTTACCTGAAGGTTATGTTGTTAATCATTTCTTAACTGATACTGATGCATTCTTCATTAAAACTGATGCACCAAGAGGATTCATTCACTTTGAAAGATCACCTCTTGCAACATCAATGGAAGATGATTTTACCACTGGTAACATGAGATTCAAAGCAAGAGAAAGATATTCTTTTGGATTTTCTGATCCTCGTGCTGTATTTGGTTCACCAGGTGCATAAGTAAAACCGAACAATTATTCAAAAGGCAACTTTACAAGTTGCCTTTTTTTTATTATATTTTTATCAAACCTTGACTACAATTAAGTAGACATTTGCCAAGACAAGGAGATTGAAATGGCTAATACAACTTTTTCAGGACCAATACGGTCACAAAATGGAATGAAGTTGATCAGTAAAGATTCTACTACTGGTTTAATTCAGGACAGAACTCTTGGGGATTATCCACAAGATACAAGACGATTTTATTTAGAAGAATGGTTTTTACAAAGACCAGGCTTAAATGCAAATATTGACCAAGTATCAACAGTTGAAGTTCAAAGAGCTTTGAATAGAAACTGGGAAG